CGAACACATACCCCACTGGGCAATACTGATCGACCACAAGCCGCTGGTTGTTGAACCGGATCGCCGTGAAGCCGATGTTCTGCGCCTGGTCAACCATGATGTTGTCGTTGACGCGCTGCGCCGGAACCAGTTTGTTGTAGAGCTGGTTGTAGATCGACTGGGTGGTGGCGATGAGGTTCGGCTGGCGGTTGCCGAAGGTGGCCTGGCCGTATGCCTTCTGGAGTCCGGTGATCGAGAGCGGGCCGGCAACGTTCTGGTAGTAGCCGTTGATGCCCGTCGAGGCGCCGGAGCCGATGGCTGCGCGGGGAAGCCCGCCGTAGGTCGGATAGTTCGTGCCGTCGTCGTACCCCGCAAGCAGGCCGTCGATGGCGATCTGCGAGGACACGGTTCCCTGGCCATCGTTGTAGATGTCGGTGGCGAGCGACTGCGCGAGAGCCTGCGCGCCGTTCACCATCTTCTCCTCGACGAAGGACATGACGGCATAGCTGTCGCGGTTGAGCGGCAACTGGGTGCCCTGGATGGTCACGTTCGCGTAGTAGAACTTGACCGCAAAGGTCATCGCGGTGTCCGTCTGGACATAGCTGATGTCGAAGGTCGAGCCGGGAGCGAACGGGCCAGCTTTCAGCGGCGCGTACTGAATCGGCTGCTGAATGTAGAGGCCGCCGGGAAACGGCTTGACCGTATCGCCCTTGAAGATCAGGACGAAGACCGGACTGACCTTGTAATACTCGTCCACGATCTCGGGGACGATATTCGGCAGTGTTACCGCATTGATGTCGTTGATTGTCAAGCCTGCCATCACTGGCCTCCCTGGATTTGAAAGTCCTTAACTCGCCATCTCTTGCTGGCGAATCATACGCCTGTCGAGTGCCTCGGCAGCCTTCTGAGCGCCCGTGCTTGGTGCCCCGTCGCCCCCGCTGCCACGCTTCATGAAAACCCGGATGTTGCTGTTGACGGACGGCGCCGGCGTGGTGCCCGGAACGTGCCGACCGGATTCTGCCGCCAGCCGCTCGCGCACCTTCTGCTCGACGACCCGCTCCTGCGTCTGCGGAGCAACGTAGTCCTCGTATGCCTGAGTGATCGTGCGGTATCCCCGCGCCTTAATCTCCGGCTTTTCGAGGAACGTATTGAAGTCGGTCGAGTCGAACGGCTTGCCGGTTTCGGCTGCGTGCCGACTGTAGATGCGGTTCAGTTCGTCGGCGCGCTGGAGGGAAATCTTCACAGCGTTGCTGACCAGTTCATCGCCGCGGGCCTTCACCACATCGTTCACGCGCGTCTCGACGATCTCGTTGATCTTGCCCAGGCGCTTGTCGAGCATCTGCTCGAACGATCCCAGGTCGAACTGACTCGGGGGTGTCGCCGCCGCCGGAGGGGTAGCGGCCGCCGGAGGGGTAGCGGCCGGAGTCTCGTCCCCATCGTAATAGGTAACGTACTCGTCGCCGCGCGCAATCCGACTCGCCACTTTCGGGTTGCCTTGAATCTTCGCGAATTCTTCGGGGCTCAACAGACCCCTCAACTCATCGAGCAATGCCATTGCTTACTCCCTACGCTGAATGCGTCTCGTCTGTGGGTGGGGGTGTTGCTCCCGGCGGAGGTGCGGCCGGGGGTGTCGCGGGTGGAGGTTCTGCCGCAGCCGGAGCCTTTTCGTCGCCAGACTCCAGATCCTTCGGGTCTTTCTTGAGGCCCTGGACGACAAGAATCTTGATGTCTTCCTTGATCTTGTCGATGCCGCCCTTCAGCTCTTTTTTGATCTTCGCCATCTTGCTGAGGACGCGATAGACGCCAGTGAGGCCCTGCATCAACTCCCCATCCGCATCCGGTTCCCCGCCCTGTTTGCCGGCTGGCCCCGGCTTGGGGCCGCCGCCCGCGGTTTCGCCGCCGCCGGGCAGGTTCTCGTAGAAGTTTGGGGGAGCCGCAGTCGGAGGAGTCGGGGGCATGGCTATTTGCTCCCCTTGACCGGGAAGCCGGTCTTCACGTTGACGCTGACGCCACGATCCGGCATGGCCGTGTCATTGACCGCATAGCCAAAGGTGGTAATCATCCCCTTCTTCACGGGGATCTGCGGGATGGGGGAGCCGAACGTCTCTTCGCTCACGCGCTCATTTTTTGCCATCGGACTGCTCCTGGTTGGTTATGGGGCCGGTGTCCCGGCCCCGTTACCGCTGGTTGCCTGACTGGGCGCGAATGACTACTTCGCGCGCTTGGAGCCGCGGGTGTGCTTGCGGCCCTTCTTCCCACCACGATGCTTTACACGAGCCATGGAGGAACCTCCTTTCAACGGGAGTCGGTTTTTTCAAGTGGCCTTCACCACCGTCAGGGCTCGGTTTTCACCTAGCCTCGATTCGGATTCTCTATCACAACTTCCGCTACTGGAGTGATTTCGGCCAAACTTTTTTGAGAAAAATCTATTTTTTTCCGTGAGCGGCGTGTTGCGCGGCCCCGGCGGCCCCCGCAAGAGACAGTTTGATCTGCGCCTCTTCGAGCAGTTCGCCCTCGATTTGCTCCTCTTCCGACTTGGAAATCCCGAGCTTCCGGTACAGACCCTTGCGGGAGAGGTCGCCCATCTTACGCAGACCGAACGCCACCTGCACTTCGTCCTGCTTCTCGATGGAGAGCAGACTCCCCTTGCGAATCGAGAACGTCATCTGGCGGACAAACTCTTCCGGCTCCATGCCCTGATTGAGCCACTGGCCGTAGAACGGCTCGAAGTCGGCATCGGTCAATCCCTTGACGCCAAACTTCCGGATGCGGCTCTTGGAAGTCTCAAACTGCATCTTGTTCGCCGTGACCATCGTGCCTACTTCCGTGAGGAAACTGGCGAGGCCGCGCCCCATGAACCGGATCGGAATGGACCGCGAGTTCATAATCATGTCGAGGGAGTCACCGCCGGGGACTTGCTTCTTCGCGACCGCCTGGCTGATGGCCGCGGCGCCGGAACTGGCGTCCTGCTCCTTCTCCACATCCTGCTTCATGGCAAGGACGTAAGCCGGCAACTCGGGCGGCTTCGGGTATTCCGGGGCCTTCGGCGTGTTGTTGTTGTACATGATCTTCGCGCCGGGCGCGCCGGGATCCAGCGAATCCCACACGCTCTGGGCAAACGCCGCCTTCGGCGCAATCATGCGCGGTTCGATCGACGCCCGAATCATGTCCATGATGCCGCCGTTGATCCGGTTCACAATGTCCTGCATGGCCGCCAGGGACTCCAGTGGCGATTGCCCTTGGCTCGACCACGGCACCCGGATGAGCCGCAACTTGGCGAACGGGAACATTCCGTGCCAGTAGGGGTTGGGCGCGTCCTGCAAAACCTTCCCGCCGGCGACGACAATCATCCGGCCGCGGGGGTAGAGCGGTTTGCCCGGCTCAACCTCATACGACCAGTTGTACCGGGGGTCGCCCACCTGGACCGGCACGTTCGAGTTGTTGAGCGCGCTGTCGCGGAACCAGAACTGCTTGAGCATCGCCTTCGGGTAGCGGGACCGGCGGACCTGGGCCTGCTGCTTGCCGAGCATCTTCCGAAGCTGCGGGTTGAGCTTGACCCATGATGTCTCAGAGATTTTTCCCGGTCGCGTCACTTCCCCGGTAGGCTCCCCGGATTCGAGATCCGCTCGGACGCCCTCGGCGACGGCGCCATAGGTGCGCCGCAGGGATTCCAGTGTCACCGGCCACCGGGCGATGACGCACTCGTCGTCCTGAAGCCGGTTCCCAGCGCCGATGGTCATAATGCTCAGAGGGCCAAGCGGCATGAACTCCACGTCGCCCATCCCGCCGTTAAGCGTCGGGTTCCATTGGACTTTGGCATAGCCGGTATGGAGCAGAGCCCACATCACCGTCTGGGTCAGCTCCATTTCGAAGTCTGTTACCCGCGCCCACATCCCCCTCGTCCTCGTTGTGGAACTTGACCTGGAAGTCGGGCGCGATGTCGGTGAGCAAGCCGGCCATCTCGATGAACTGGCGGAAAAGCCGGTTGACGGTCGGGCGGGACCGTCCGTACCGGCTCTTCGCGTTCCACTGCATCCCCCCAATGTAGTCGATGAGCCGGGAGGTCATTCGCATCTCGCGGGAATCAGACAGTTCCCGCTCGGCTTCGTCGTAAACCGCGTCCGCCCAGGCAAGAACCTCGGCTTCGAGTTTGCTTTCCGGGCGTTCGAGTTCGGTGGCCATCGCGTGCAGTCTACCTGATTCTTCGGGTTTTACCGACTATTTGGGCGGCTTTTTCTACTCCTGGTTCGCCAGCGCCCCGGCGATCCGCGTCTCCCACCGGATAACCTGGGTGGTCAAATCCTCGTTCATACCGACCAGTTCCTTGTTCTGCTTGGCCGTCGCCACCATCTCGGCGCCGTTCCGAATGCCCAGCTTTTTGAGTTCCTCGGCCTGAACCCCGTCGATGATGATGGGTTCGCCGGCCATACAGGACCGGATGATGGACGCGATCGTCGGGTGGAAGCGGTTGCCGAGAACCTCCTTGGCCTTCATCAGCACTTCCTGGTTGACCCAGACTTCCGTCTTCACGTCGCCGGTCCCCGGCTTCCAGATCACTTCCGTCCGAATCATCTCCGGCTTGAGCATCTGCAACCGCTCGCCGACGATGCTGTGCCCCATGAGGCAGGTGAACAGGTTCATATCCCGCATGAGTTCCACGCGGGGACTGCCATTGTCCCGGCAGAGTGGGCAGTACATGAATGCGCGATCAGCCATTTTTCTCGTCTCCTTACCAGTCGTTGTCCATCACATCGCCACCGGCCACGCTAAACCCTCGCATAGCCGACCGATACGCCCAAACAAGATCGGGCGTAATTTCCGTTGAGTGCAACCCGTGCTTATTGTGAAGATCAAACTCCGCGCCCATCTGGTCAAAGATTGGGCTCATCAGCGTGTTTGCGTTGCAGACCGAAATCGGTTGGACCCGCCAACCGATGTTGCCGGCCGCTGCGCGCACCGCTTCCGCCTCGGTGTTGTACTGGCCGCGCTGCCGCATGATGTTGTCGTAGACCCCGTAGATGAAAAGTTCGCCCGGCGCGCGACCGCCGCGCTCCTCGGACACCGCCGTCGTCTTCAAGTGCTTCGTCGTCTCGCGGAGGCAGTAGAGGCCGATCATTGTGGACATCACGGTGTCATCGTTATTCCCTTGCCCCTGCGTCTTGCCGCCGGACTCCATCTCCGCAAAGTCGATGCACTCGTCCAGCAAGTCCGCACTCCGAAGAATCACCGTGCGGTCAAGCAATGCCTCGTTCATCGTGCCGATGATCTCGTCGCGGGTCTTTGATGTGGTCAGCCAGTGGAGGTAGTTCGACGCCTGGTGGGTCAGCCGGTCCTTGTACTGCGGCCGGTAGAGGTTGGGGTAGTCGATGTCACGCAGTTCGTTGCCGGTGGTGATGCCATCCTTCATGTACTCGATGGCCACTTCGCAGCCGTGGTAAAACATGCCGATGGCCGCGACGACGTGCGCCGCCCTCTTGGGGGGAATCCACCCCAGCCACTCTGCAACCTGGGTGTCCGGCTCCATACCCAAGCCGGCGCGGAAGACCTCGAAGACGGTGTAGTCGCCGCCGTTGCCAAGCGCCACGTCGCCGCCGATGTAGTAGGTCGCCCCGGATTCCGGCATCTCCCAAATGTGAAACCGCTTGCCGCCGCGCCCGGACTTCCGCCGCGGCAGGATCTCGTCATCGGCCACCGGCAGGATGTTGCTCGTGTCTACCCGGCCAGACTGCATCGAGATGAGGCTGATCTCCCCGGCGTAGAGCGGCTTGCACACGTTGTTCATCGACTGCCATTCCAGCGAATCACGGTCGAACGCGCACAGGCCCGATGATTGGAACGCCTCGGTCGGCGTCAGCGGGTAGGACTCAAGAAATCCCGCCTTGGTGCCAGAACGCTTTGCCGCACGCAGTCTCGTGCGCCGGAAGTCCCAGAACTCGTCGGGAATGTCGAAGTGCTCTTCCTTCTTGACCCGAGCGTTGAAGATTTTCTCGTCATCGGCCAGTTCAAAAGTCTCTGGCATCTTGCTCGTCAAGGTGTAGTATTTCCGAACCTTGTAGACGGGGATGAAGAGGGCGCGCATATCGTTGTCGCCGTCCTCCGCCGCGCACCACTGCTCATAGAAAAGGCCGTTGCGGCCGAAGCCGGTGGACTCAAAGACCTGGTAGGTGTCAGCCGCGTTCATCGACGGCTTGATATCGCCTTCGTAGATTTCATCGTTGGGCCAACGACTCACCTCTGAAGCGTGCAATGCTCTGATCGTCCTTCCGATCGCGACACCGCTCGTTTGGGTCGCCGGAG